CTAGACTTTATCACAGCGATCTTAGAGGCACTTGCCGAGGGTGTTGTTGGGCTTATAAAATTTCTTGTGGGAATAATTGTTGAAATACTTGCCCTGGTATTTAACATAGGTGCAGGAATGTTCTTAAAGATTGCTGGACTTTTGGCATTTGTGGTGAGAATTGTAAAGTATCTTGCAATCACACTTATTGGTGTTATAGTTGGCGACGGTATGATTTTTAGATCTGTCAAGGCTACAATCCTGGCAGGATCACCAGAGGTTATTCAGGATGAGCCTGAGACAGCCACAGCATAAATTACTTAATTCTTTATTGTCGATAAATTTCAGATCACGATTACTTATCGAGGATAATAATTAATCTTTAGAGGTGGAAGACTGTGAGCTCAATAAGCTTTAAAAGTTCTGGTGATAGAAGCACAGATAAGAAATTTAATAGGGAGATAAAACCCCAGCCAATTGGAATAAAAACCCCTCTTAGATTTGGATCTGGAATTTCTGGAATATTTGAAATGCACACAGATCTAGGAGATCAGATTCAGGATAATTTAAAAAATCTAATTCTGACAAATCACGGAGAGCGGCTGGGGCTTTATGACTTTGGTGCAAATTTAAGAGAATTAACAACAGAGAGACTGGCAAAGGATGATTTTGACTCTGAGGTGATGAACAGAATTCGAAGGGCAGTTGAAAAATATATGCCCTATGTTGAGCTCTCATCATTTGAATCTTTATTTGCTGAGCCCCCTTCTGTAGAAGCTATTGCGGAGATTAGTATCAAGGTATTTTACAATATTCCCAGACTTGGTCTCTATAATAAGGGAATAGAGATAATTTTACACTGTATAGGATAGTTTAATGGCAATAAAGACAAAATTAAAAAAGAGTGAATTTAGATCCTACTTGAACAAGGATTTTGAAAGCTTTAGAGCAGATCTTGTGACCTACGCTCGAACTTTCTTCTCTGACAAGATACAAGATTTTGGAGATGCAACTCTAGGCGGACTTCTTCTTGATATGAACGCATATGTCGGAGACGTTATGAGCTACTATCTTGATCACCAGTTTAATGAGCTAGATATTGAAACCGCCGTCGAAGATAGAAACATTCAGAGGCTTTTAAGAAATGCCGGTGTAAAGATAATGGGTGCAACACCTGCTGTGGCAGATGTTGATTTTTACATAAAGGTTGATACTGACTCCGATGATACATCTCTACCTAAACACTCTCATCTTCCGACAATTGTCGAAGGAACAGTCGTTAGTTCGACAAATGGTATATTGTTTACACTGGTAGATGATATAGACTTTTCTGAGAAAGATGAAGATGGAAACTACATTTTTCAGCAAATTACGCCGGCAAATGCAGCAAGCCCACCGAAACAGTACATTTTAAAGAGATCTGGAAGGTGTGTATCTGGGACAGTCGTCAGAAAAGAATTTAGCATACCAAATAAATTTGTCCCCTTTAGAAAGATTACACTAAGCGGAGCAAACATATCAGAAATAATCTATGTGGCAGATACAAAAGGAAATAGATACTATGAGGTGGACTCACTTGTTCAAAATATAGTATATAAGAGAGTTTCAAATCAATCTTCTGACAGTGCTGATGTTCCTGAGAACTTAGAACTACTACCTTGTCCGTATAGATATACTGTCCAAAGGAGCACAAATACAGGAACAACATCGATAAGATTTGGATCCGGAAGAGCAGACACACTAGATGATGATATCATTCCAGATCCAAGCGAGCTATCACTTCCCCTGTATGGAAAGAAAGAGATAAAAAGATTCTCTATAGACCCAAATAACCTCTTAAGAACACAGTCTCTCGGAATATCTCCGATGAATACGACAATCTTAATAAAGTATAGACAGGGCGGGGGTCTTTCACACAACGTCAGTGCGGGATCAATAAGCGGAATTAAGACATTATATACAGAGTTTAAAACTAATCTATCTTCAGCAATTCAAACCAGAATTAGAGCATCCGTTGACTGTCTAAATTCTCAAGCTGCAGCAGGGGGAGAAGATCAAGTCACTCTAGAGGATATGAAAAGATTGCTTGTGTCTGCTAAAAATACACAGTCAAGAATTGTAACAAAGGCTGATTTAATTTCTCACATCTACATGATGCCATCGAGATTTGGAAGAGTTTACAGAGTCGGTGTTAGATCAAACCCGGACAATCCGCTTGCAACTCTTTTATATATTATTAGTAGAAATTCTAGCGGAAAGTTGACAATATCACCAGATTCTTTAAAAGATAATTTAGCATTATTTTTAAATGAAAATAGATTAATTTCTGATGCAATTGACATCCTTGATTCTCCGATTATTCATATCGGCGTTAATTATAGTGTTGTAGTTAACGATGTTGCCAATAAAAAGGCAACAACACTCACCATCAACTCTAAGATAAAGAAATATTTTGAAGTTGCAAACTTTCAGATAGACCAGCCAATAATGACAGGAGACATTCAAAATATTATCTTAAATTCACCAGGAGTCATCTCTCTATCAGAATTTGAAATTATAAATCTAAATGGATCAGCTGACGGTAGAGTTTATAGTGACGTTATATTCAATATAGAACAGAACACCTATAAGGGCATTATATCTCCCGAGCCTGGCGGAATTTTTGAAATAAGATATCCTGATTTTGATATACTTGGTGTTGCAGAGTAGGTAAAAAATGTATAGAATATTAACAGCAAGTAAAGACACTTATATTACCAATAAGATTATAAATAATGACTTTAGAGCCACAGATGCGAATGTTGGTCTTGCTGGGACGCTCGATCTGTTCAAGCTATACGGTGAATCCACATCAGGGTCAAACACAACCCCAAAAGAGCTTTCTAGAATTTTAATACATTTTGATCTAGACCCACTTAGGGCAATGACAGGATCACTTTTGGACATAAATCACTCGTCATTTAAGTGTTTTCTCAAGCTCTCAGACGTCTACGGTGGACAGACAACACCGTCTAATTTTAATGTCCTTGTTGCCCCTTTGGCAAAGTCATTTGATGAGGGAGTGGGAAAAGATATTATTTCATTTTCTGATGTTGATTCTTCTAACTTTATTACTGCCTCTGTTTCAGGTCAAACACCAACGCTATGGACGTTTACCGGATCAAACAAGGAGGGGCTTCTTGGCAGCAGCGATCTAGACATTATTACTTCTGGAAATCTAAACGATGGAAAGGGAACGGTTCTTCTTTGGAAGTCTCAGCTATTTGAATCAGGCGAAGAAGACCTTAATGTTGATGTGACAACAATCGTTTCAGGTGTTTTATCAAGTCAAATTCCTGACTGCGGATTTAGAATCTCACTAAGCGGATCCGAAGAGACAGATGAAAAAACAAGGTTTGTTAAACGATTTGCCTCTAGGCACGCGACTACTGTTGAAAATAGACCTAGATTAATAGTTCATTATAATGATACCCAGCAAGATCACCACGAAAGTTTCTTTTTTAATCTCACCGGATCCGTCTTTTTAAATAACTTTCATAGAGGGAACCCGGCTCACATTCTTGATGGAAGGACTGGAAATGAGGTAAAGGGGGCAAATTGCATAGTTCTAAGAATAGAATCTGGATCACAAGATCGAGGAACGTTCTTTACAACTTCAGTGACTGCTTCACAGCATAAGATAGGTCTTAACTATATAACAGGTGTCTATTCAGCAACTTTTGCAATAGGTGAGTTTTCATCTGGAACACTTAGAAATGAAATAGTAAATGCATCTTCTGCTACCTTTGACACTTACTGGGGAAGCACAGACTACAAGCTAGGATTTCATACGGGATCGCTAACAGTCAACACTGTTAAGCGGACAAGCTTTGACAATGCATCAGATAAATTCTTTCTAAATGTTACAAACCTTAGATCACGATATAAGTCCTTTGAAAAGGTCAAGCTTAGAGTTTTTGTTGAAAATCTAGGAAGAGAGGTTATCTTTAAGAAATCTCCCCTTGAGTCAAAAAGCGAAATTTTTACTAAGATGTATTATCGTGTCAGAGACGCCCTGAATGGAAGAATAGTAGTTCCGTTTGACAGAGCATATAAGGGAACACTTCTATCTACAGATTCTGACGGAATGTTTTTTGACTTCTATATGGACTGTCTTCCAGCGGGAAGAACCTACATCTTTGACTTTCTGATTGAGGAATTTGGTGTCGATAGAGTCTTTACAGAGGTTGGATCTAAATTCAGGGTAGATGAGTAATGTCAAAAGATAGAGTCCTTACAGAGTTCAAACCTAGACTGTTTACCCCTACTGTCGTTAGAGGTATTAAGAATAGTGGAGAGAGAACTAAGGAGACAACTCTATTTGAGATAGCTGACTCTAATATTGAAAGTACTTCTTCTTTTAGATATAGTGCTCCAGGAGAGGGTGTAAGGTCAACACAGCAGCTTAATGTTGACTGGTCTAAATTTGAAAATCACACATTTTTTAACTCTGCTGTCTCTAAGGTAAATGTTGCATTTGATAAAATTGTAAATGAATTTCCGTTCGACGGATCTAACAGAGAAGTAGAGATGTATCTCGATTCTCTAACAGGGTACGAAAACTACGTCCTTCAGCAATTTCCTAAGAATGTGGGATATCTTAATTTTTCTGGATCAGGTCCATCAGTAGATCCAAGTAACGGAACTTACATAAAAGTTAGAGATCAGGCGGGAAGCTTATATCCACAATTTTCAAATCTTTCCACAGGCGAGAAGGTTCTAGATCCTGGGACAGACTCTTTTTCGATTGAGATGCAGCTCCTATCTGCAGCAGTTACAAATAACCCACAGGTCATATGTCAGAGATTGCAGTCTAACAGCTATGGATTTGGTCTCTTTCTAACTGCAAGTGCAAGGACAGATAACGTTGATCTGATATTCTCTGTTGTATCTGGCTCTACATCACTAATAGCCTCCGGAACCATTCAGAAAGGATCTTTCGAACACATATGCGCTGTATATGATAGAACAGAGGGTGTTAATAAACTTAAGCTTTACGTAAACGAGTCTCAGGTGGGAGAGTCAGACGGTGAAGCTGAGACAGGAAAGCTGGGATTTACGCCTGCAACTTTATTTACAATCGGATCTGGGTCCATTCAGCACCTTAGTGGAACTGATGGTGAGACAGCTTCAGATTGGAAATTTACTCCGACTGAAACATTTTCTGGATCGATTGATGAATTTAGGTTCTTTCACTCTGCCAGAACAGTAGAGGATCAGAAAGAATATGCGACAAAGACAATTTATGCATCTGACGATCTTAAGCTTTACTTTAAATTTAATGAACCAAGTGGTTCAACGGGTATTAACGATGTTGTCCTGGACAGCTCTGGTAAGTCACTTCACTCAAGAATATCCAACTACTATACGACAAAGAACGACATAGCCCTAAGAAGCACCAGCTCATTCTATGGCTCCGAAATAAAGTCACCCATGGTGTATGAAAATACAGAGCTATCTCCCGTCCTATTTCCTAAGTTTGCAAAGGTGACATCACTTAATAGGGCACTTCTTCACTCTGCAAGCTCTTATGACAACGTCAATCCAAATATGATTACAAAGCTTATACCCTCTCACTATCTTGAAGAAGGACAATATTTTCAAGGGTTCAGGTCAATAGATGGTGATATTGCTAATGACTATTCCGGATCCTCACTTCCAGGATCTGGTGAGCTAGGAATGGCACAGCTCTTATCTGCAATGTTATTTGTCTATGCTAAGCAATTTGATGAGATAAAGCTTATGATAGACGAGGTTTCAAATCTAGTTCATGTCGACTATGATGGAAATGATTCTGTCTCTGATCCATTTCTTCTATTTGCAGGAAAGTATATGGGGGTCCAACTACCAAAGATATTTTCCAACGCCAGCCTTCAGCAACAAGTGTCAGGAGAAAACCTCACGATAGATAATTCTAGAGCAGGAGGGTCGCTAAACTATGTTCAAAATCAAGTGTGGAGAAGAATTCTGACAAACATGGGAGAGATTACAAGATCCAGGGGTACGATTCACAGTGTTAAATCTCTGATAAGGGCTATGGGAGTTGAACCTGATGGGCTTCTAAGAATAAGAGAGTATGGTGGACCGTCTAGAAAGACACTAAGAAATCTCCGCGTAAAGAAAGCTGAAGTCTCAACGATGATAGATTTTTCAGGATCCTTTAAGTCAATAGGTGATTGGTCCATTGATATCCCAAACTATACACTAAACGATCAGGGTTTCCCAACTGGGTCTCACAAGGTGCCGAGAATTATGTCACCCTACCTTAGTGCAAGTAGATTCGAAATCGGATATCCAAAAGCACAAGGAACTATGATCCTTAAGCACCCCGAATATACGTCGAGACCGTCTGAGCCAAAGTCAGGATCCCTTTTTAGTCATAGTGTCCATGGAATTTCAAATCAAAAAAATGATGGACTGTTTACATCAGGGTCGTGGACATATGAGGGAATATATCAAATTCCGTCTCTAGTAACAGGTTCTCATTTCTTGACACAAAGCCTCGCAAGACTTCAGGTGACAGGAAGCACAACGGGGGCTAAAAATCACGGACTCGTTTTCAACCTTGTATCCTACTCTGGATCCAACAGGCTGGAGCTCTTTGGAAGGCCCGGTCTTCAAACAAGCCTTGTAACAGATCCGGAGATGAGACTAGTTCTAACAGGTCCAGACATTTATGATGGAAATCTGTGGAATGTCTGTTTTGGAAGATATCGATCTGATGATCCAACCTCTGGAAGCGGTCACAACTTAACATCTTCATTCTTCTTAAGGTGCTCCAGGCAGAGCTACGGTGAAATAAAGGAGTACTTTACGACATCAAGCCTCTTTCAGGCATCTTCTGTTAATGGAGCTTCATCAACCGGAGGGGCTCAGCAGGTTATTGATGCCTCTAAAAACGCACACGGAATGTTTGTTGTGATCGGATCCCAGAGCATTGACACAGCAGGAAGCCTATATTTAAACTCCAAAACCCTCTTGCCTGAAGCTACCTATGGAGCCGCAAGGTCGACAAACTTTTCAGGAAGAGTCGGTCACATAAGGTTCTGGTCTAAGGGGTTGACTGAGACTGAGTTTAAGGAGCACACTAGAAATTTTAAATCTCTGGGAGTTGACAATCCAAAAGTTAACTTTAACTTTGATAGAATATCAACAGGATCATTTGAAAGGCTAAGGCTTGATGTAACTTCAGATCAACCTGTAACTAATTCCAACTCTCTTGGTGACATAGATCTCATAGACTTTTCACAGCAATTTGTCTTTGGAAAGACAACAAGGCCTTGGGAGTTTGTTGAAAAATACGGGGGAGAAAGGGGTGATGAGAGAAGATATTTCAACATGTCAGGATCTGGATTTGAAATAAACAAACAAGTATCGTCGCCTCATACTTTTTACTACAGCTATCTATCACCAAGATTTGACATGCTTGAATCTGATCAGAAGGTTAGAGTTAGAAGCTACATTTCTGATGACAAGATTGAAGATAGTGACTATGCATACAAGGCGCCCATGTATGAAATTCCTAGAGATGATATTCCTAGAGATGATACAAGGTTCTCAGTTGACTTTTCTGTTGTCCAGGCACTAAATGAGGATATCATGACAATATTTTCATCATTAGACTTTTTTGACAACGCTCTTGGTGACCCAAACTTAATGTTTGATGAGTACTACCCGGATCTTGATCAACTAAGAAAGATTTATTTTAACAGGCTTGTTGATAAGATTAACATTAAGCAATTTTTTGAATTTTTTAAATGGTTTGATAGTACAATGGGTCTCATGATAGAGCAGCTAATTCCAAAAAAGACTTCATTTAACGGTGTCCAATTTGTTGTTGAGTCACATGTTTTAGAGCATCATAGAATGAGATACTTATCAGATGAAATTTATTTAAAAATTTCTGAAAGAGAGCCGAGCTTTTATGATCTTCTATCTAAGAGCACTGAACTGATGGAGTAGACATGGCTGTTAGCCCATTTAAAGATAGATTTGGAAAGGCAACTGCCCTAACTGGATCTGCAACATCGGGA